CCCAAAACAGTTAAAGTACCGCCGTCAACAATACTTGTTTCTACTCTTAAAGTACTTGCGCTGATATTACCACTTGCACTAATATTGCTCGCAGTAATATTTGTTGCAAATACATTTGATAGTATACTGTTTCCAACAACAGTCAAAGTCCCAGCATCTTGTATTGCGCTTGCAGTTAAACCTGCGCTCGCACTAACTAAACCACTAAATGTGGCAGTTGTACCTGTCAATCCTGCTAATGTTGATGCGCCAACAACAGTTAATGTACCCGCATCTTGTATTGCACTCGCAGTTAAACCTGCGCTTGCACTAATCACTCCAATAGCATTTAAACTTCCACTTACATACAAATTCTTACCAATACCAACACCACCATTAATTGATACAGCCCCATTGTTCCATGATGTAGCTTGGGTTGCTGATGTTAGTTTAAATGGTAAACTTGAAGATACAGAAGCATCAGGATAACTTCCCGCTTTAATTTGAAATTCACTAGTAGAGTTGACAAAAAATGATGAGCTTTCATATGATCCACCACCAACTTCTACTGATGCTAATATAGTATTAAGAGCATATGCTTTTAATGCTGATCCACCTCCCTGAGGCGCAACTTCAAGTTCACCAACACCTCCCGAACCAATTTGTATTTTATTTGTACTTGGATTCCATGTTAATGCGGAACTATCTGTTCTAACAGCTCTTACACCAGTAGTTCCATCAACAAATGTTGCATAATATGTACCTGCAGTGGTTGGTGTATTAGTGATCAATATCGCACTTGCACTATCAATTGTACCAGCAATGTTTCCAACAACAGTCAAACTTCCACTTACATAAACATTGCTACTGGCACTAATAGTACTAGTGATAATTCCACCACTAGCACTCAGTGTAGAACTCATCGTAACAGGTCCAGTAAAAGTAGCTGCTGCAGCTGTTATTGAATTACTAGCACTAATAATACTAGCAGTCAGCGCTCCAGTAACTGTTAAATTAGTAAAACTGCCACCAGGAATACTGGTGCTGCCTGTTAAATTACCATTTGCATCTGTGAGTATAAAAAGATTACTTCCACTGATTATTCTTTCTGTAAATGGAAATTTTCCTGAAGTATCTGCACTTGCACTGGTCTGCATTAATACTACGTTCAGTCTATTGTCATTTGGATATGGCATATGTTAAAAATCTTATCTATAAATATATAAAATTAAAATAAAAACTATAATGATTCAATAAAACTTGTTTTTTAATTTATTTATCTAAATTGTCAATTATTTCTGGTGTTGGAATTCTGTAACTATCATCATTAGAAGACATACCCACGTCAGTATTATAATAAGGTTCAGATGGATTACTATAGCTTTTATTTTTAATTTCTTTGTTTATTGCATCCATTTGCGCACTTGTTACTGTTTCCGCAATAATATTTATTTTTCTTGGTGTTAAAAGTCTTTGAACGGTTGATTTTCTATCTTCAAAACTATCCGCCAATAAATATGCATATACCGTAATTGGAAATGTAGTTCTTACCATTCTGTCTTTATCACTTGACACTTCAATATTATTAGTGTAACTTCCTACACTTACTCTAAATTTAAATCTTTGTGGATCACCCCAATAATCTTCTGCGGCAAAATTAATTTTTTCCAAAACATAATTCATTTGTTCAACATATTCAGTCCATACCATAAATTCATATTCAACCTTAATATGATCAGGAAGAGTTACTGCAAATATTTGATTAGTAGGTGCGCTTTTATTATTTAACACACTAAATTTATCATATTTGTTTTTTTCACTGAATTTTGTTATAACTGGATAAGTTAAATACCTATTTAGAGTGGTTAAACTTTCATTTTTACTAAATGAATTTCTCTTGAACATTATAGCAGGTATTTGAAGTTTACCTTGATAGTCTCTTAAAAAACCATCAACTTTTCCTGATTTCCATCTTTCAGGATTACCATATAATATTGGTACTTTTACATTTTGACCTGCATCTACTACAGTTGGATTGATTACATTTTGTAAATATTCTAATACCGCAGTATCAATATCCAACAAAGTAATAGTTGTATTTTTCCTTGGATCTTGATCTCTTCTAACATCCAATGCAGGGTTTACAACATTAGCAGATATTGGATTAATCTGAGTTGTATCAGTGTAATTTGGTACTGGATTGTTTTTATTTCCTGTCCACATAAATTAGAATTGTCTATCAACCAAGTTGATTTGGCTGAGTCTGCTATAGTGTGTGTTACAAATTATACTGTGTGATTTATTTGCCTGACCTCCGAGCAGCTGCTCTTGTACAACATTATTAACTTCATGATATCTGTCATTGAACAAGATAAAATCACCAACTTCTGGATAAAAATTTGCATCTTTTAGTGATAGTTCTCTGAACTTAAATACAACGGATTGATCTCTATCAGGTCCAAATCCTTCATCATTGGTTGTAATATCAGCTCTATCAATGAGAGATGTTAATTCAATGCCTGGAAAGAAAGATTTACCTTCAGTTGGTGCGGCTTCACCATACATATTTACTCTGGTTTCTGCAGCACAAATCTTAAAACACACAACCAATGTTTCAATAATATCACGCATCAATTCAGCATTAAATTGATTAACCAAATTAATGTCACGTTGACTATAATATCTTCCTAATAATGCCATATTTTTATCCGATATAAATCAGGAGTGGAACAGTTTTCATGATAGATGTCATTTTTTCTGTTTCATCTGCTTTAGCTTCCATTTGAGCTTTACGACTAGTAGCTTCAAGATTTTCTCTTAATTGTGTAATTAACGCTTCTTTTTCAGTTTGAGCTTCACTTCGTAATTCAGCACCATCCAATGATACTTCTCCGCCTGGAATTGGAATTGTACTATATTTTTGTCTTACTGCGCCAAGTATTTCTTTACACAATGCCAAGTAATATTTTTTAACCCATTGTTTACCAACAGCGTTTAATTTAAAATAAGTAACATTTTGGTATGGCACATTACTATAATCACTAACCACATCATAATTGCTTCCACTACTAAATGTATTTGCACTACTAAATTTATCTTTTTCAACTACATATTCAATATAAATTTTGTAATCATGTGTTGGAATAGGAAATATCTTTAGTTTATTATTTACCACTTCAAAACTGTAAGCACTCTTACGAACCATGTCATTAAATTCAATTGCTTGACCTCTCAATAAATCTTCAAAAATTGGAGTCATCAAGAATTGTGTGGCTGGACTAAATCCAGCAAATCCCATTTCATTCAATACGTTACTGTAACTCATACCAGTCATACTAAATGGATCATAAATACGAGCAAATGCTGGAGAAGGTCCGTGAAATACTCTTCTAATTTCAACTCTGCTTCCGCTTTCAAGATTAGTTCCAATTAAATTTTGTAAATCATATGTTTGTTGACTTGCACTCAATTGTAAAGGTACTTTTTTAATATCAACATATCCACCAACACCAATTTCACTACCATATCCCTTGGATAATTGAATTATATATGGTAATCCTGTACCAATAACATTCTTACCAGTGATATTAGGATTATCTGCGGTACTTAATCCTTGTAAATTTAATAAATTATTTCTGATGTTAAATTGATTGATTTGAGCGCCATATTCATTTACAGATTCTTCAAAACAGGCATAAAAATTAACGTCAATCATTTCAATATCAATGATTGGATATCCTAATCTCTTTGCAGCCCATTGCGCACTCTTTTCACAGTCATATTCAAAGAATCCAACACTTGCTGTTAAACTAACAGGTGTAGGTTCTGCCAAATAAAAGCCAAATGGTATACTGCCTGTATTTACAGCACTACCACTTCCTGGCCATCTTACACGATCCTGGTCGAGGTTGGCACTCATATTTTAGTTGATCCTTTTACATTCTTAACACTCATTGATTATAAATATTAAATCAATTAAGTTTATTCCGTTTTATAATCCAAATCTCTATTTTATTGATGTATAATTTTGTTATTTTACTGCTGATTGTTTAGCAATATCCAATTTGCTTGGTAATTCAAATGATTTTTGTTTAATTACATCCGCTGGTTCTTTTGGCATTGGTACTTTGGTTCTTGGTTCATTCATTTTAAACACTGTAAACTTAATTTTGCCTGGTAATCTTGTAGCAACCATTCTTTCACCGTAAATACTATCTAAAATGACTTTATTTTTGCTCTTAGCTACACGGGGTAACAATAAGAAATAAGATATCCACTTTAATACTCTATCTGCTATATCAGACCCCAAATATCTAAATTCAATAGTTTTATGTTCTGCAAATGCTGCAATATTTGTACCATGATTACGGTCAAAATTACTCATTATCTCTTTTACTTGTAC